CCAGAACCCTCCTTTGAGTAAATTACCATTGGCAAACTCTTTGACACTGAACTGTTGACTGACTTGGTCTCGTGTTTGTATGGGTAGCAAATTGATTTGAACTGTGATCTTGGTAGGCACATAAGTTGAATTGTCTATGTTGCTGACACTTTGACTCACGGTCAATAACTCTTGCGGAGTATTGGGCAATGCGCCTTTGGGCAGTAGAGCATTTCTCAGTCGATTGATCACAGCAGATATAGGATTGTTACCACTCTGTGTTTTGGGCAAAGTATTGTTGAAATTGACATTGTAGTTGTTGGGTTTGGTTCTAATGTAATCTACGTCACTAGGCAAGTTATAATTAAAACTGCGAATCACACAAGGGTGTGCATTGAACTGATATTGCCCCAACCCAAACAAATACACCAATGGTGGCGGAGTACCGCGCTGGCTATCTTTGCTGCCATAAAACATTTTTGTGGCTGTCCGGAAAAAATGTATCACTGCCAAAAGATAGTTGGCTTCTTGAGTGTTTTGCGCAGTAAACACTCCAGTGATACCAATATCGCCTACGTATGAATTTTTATAAAAGTATCCACGATAGTTTGAATGTGTCAAGTCTGTAGTGTCGTAATTGGCATTGTATGTGGTTTGTATATCGGGCATGTAAGGAAATATCACGCCATCACTGGCTGCCAATGGAGCTAAAATTGACTGCTGCGTATCGTCTTTGTACAGATACGTGGCTTCTGGCGGTAATTTTAATTTCACACGCCAGTCGCCGTTGGCCGGAGATTGGAACTGTGCTTGTATGGCTTGTTGTTCTCGTAGTCGTATTTCTGTTGCTCTCTGCTGAGCTGCTTCGGCAGCGGCCACTGCATCTACTGCTGCTTCAGGATTTCTTGCGGCTGCATTGTTGAAGGCTGCACCCCCAAACGGTGATGTAACACCAGGATCAACTGCAGGATCCACAGGTGCAGGAGTTCTTGCAGTTGCATCGTTGAAGAACGCACCACCAAATGGTGATGTAGCACCCGGAGCCACAGGTGTAGGAGCTCGTGCAGTTGCATCGTTGAAGAACACACCACCAAATGGCGAGTCAGCACCTGGAGCCACAGTAGGCACAGGTTCGGGTTGTCGAGTAAGATCAACATTGACCACTGGCCCAAATGGATCCACCTCAGCAGGCACAACCGGGGGCAATGGTGCAGGATCCCTTACAGGCGGTCCTGCTATGGTTGTTGATGGCTGCGGCAGTTCTGGGTCAACTGCGGGATTTTGTTCAGCAGGGGCGTTTGTGGTGGCCATTTCTTATTCCTATGCCTTATTTACCCAATTTTTTAACCACGTAGTTTAAGAAGAGGTTGACAAATGTTGTAGATATGCTACAATAAGTACATATCTGGAGAACCCCCACCAATGACGTTAATTGCAAAACCTGCGGCCAAGGTCAACTACCTTAACAACCGTGACATCTTGAAAGAAATACATCTAAGCAAAAATACCTACTGCTCATTTCTAGACAGAACAACTGATCATCAGTTTGACATGATCCTGCCATCAGTGGACAAAATCAATCAAAAGACCGTGGCCGAAGCACGCCGTGTTCGTGCAGACCGTCACAAACGTGAAACTGGTCTAGTGATTGATCCTAAAAAAATACCCAATACAGAAGTGGTTTTTCGCATAATGACCTGGGAACACATACCCATGGCGCCCAAGAAAATACCAAAAACTGCCACCAAAAAGAAAAAGATTGAAGACATCTTGGACCTGGATGATGTAGTAGAAGATACATTGGCGGATCTTGTTGAGGATGTTGTGTTGAATCCCACACACATGAGAGTTAACTTTCCCCCGTTTTGGCATTACCGACTGGACGAAAATAAGACCCCTATGCTGGTGGGCAAAAGTCACTGGCGGGGAGATTTGGATTCTGGCGAGTTTTCCAAGGATCATGGCAACATGACACGCAAACTGGCCATGATGTTTATGAAACTGTGCGAGCGTTATGCTACCCGAAGCAACTGGAGAGGATACACCTACAATGAAGAAATGCGCGGACAAGCACTGTTACAACTCAGTCAGATCGGACTGCAATTCGACGAATCAAAATCGCAAAATCCTTTTGCGTATTATACTGCTGCTATCACCAACAGCTTTACTCGTATCCTAAACATTGAAAAGAAAAATCAAAATATCCGTGATGACATTCTTGAAATGAATGGCTTGAATCCTTCATGGACACGTCAGAACTCTGGCAAGGCTGGCATGGCTGCCATGTCCGGTCCGGTTGTAACTACCTACGAAGAGTAGTATACTAGGTAGATGACTAATCTATTTAAAAAGGCTGCGGTCTTCACAGACATACATTTTGGGTTGAAGTCTAACAGTCAAACACACAATGACGACTGTTTGGACTTTGTGAAATGGGCCACTGCCAAGGCCAAGGAAGAGGGTTGCGAGACCTGTATGTTTCTTGGCGACTGGCACAACAACCGGGCCAGCTTAAATATTGTTACCTTGAGTTACAGTCTCCGGGCCTTGGAGCACATGAATGACAACTTTGATCGGGTATATTTTATTCCTGGCAATCACGATCTTTATTATCGAGACAAGCGCGATATTCAAAGTGTGGAGTGGGCCAAACATTTGCCGAAAGTTCAAATTTGCAATGATTGGTTCAGTCACGGTGACGTTGTTATTGCTCCTTGGCTATGTGGCGATGACCACAAGCGTATTCCCAAACTAAAAGGTAAATATATGTTTGGGCACTTTGAACTGCCTGGCTACTACATGAATGCCATGGTACAAATGCCAGATCATGGCACAGTACAGCGTGGAGACTTTGGTGGGTTTGATCAGGTGTTCACCGGACATTTTCACAAACGGCAGACTGCCAACAACATCACCTACATTGGCAACTGCTTTCCGCACAACTATGCCGATGCCGGCGATGACGAGCGTGGCATGATGATACTTGAATGGGGCCGAGAGCCCGAGTTTCATGCATGGCCCAATCAGCCCCGATATAGAGTACACGGGTTAGCCGACTTGATTGACAATGCAGCCACGCTGCTGGCTCCTAAGATGCATGTGCGTGTGAATTTAGATATTGAAATTTCATATGAAGAAGCCAACTTCATCAAAGAAACTTTTATTCGAGATTATAGTCTGCGTGAGATGGCCCTGATACCCAACAAGACTTCAGGTGTGGATGTGGATCTTGCACCCGGTGATGTCAAGTTTGAGAGTGTGGATCAAATTGTCACTGACCAACTAACAAACATTGAATCAGAATTCTACGACAACAAACTATTGTTGCAGATTTATCAAAACTTATGATTGAATTAAACAATGCAGTAGAACAACTCAAAAAAGAATATGATGTTCTCGGTACATTTTATTATTCTACGTTACTTGACAAAGACGGTGAAAAAATTTTATACAATTGGTTATATCAACATCATAAAGATTCTTTTGAATCACACGAACGGTTGATATTTGTCCAAGACTGCGGTGACGTTTATGAGTACGATGACCAGCGAGGTAACTACACAACTATTATACAAAAGGCATTGACAGTCGTAGACATTACTAGTTGTTTTGTGACTGTGGTCACTACCAATAAAAATATTGCAGAAGAGTTGAGTTCTCCTGATCATTCTAATATTATAAATCATGTGATAGTTCCAGGCGACTATCATCCAATATTTCCAACATTTGGCAACACTTTTTGTGTGATGCCATGGATACATCTTTATATCAATCCTGACGGAAACATATTGCCGTGTTGTGATGGAAACACAGACTATCCATTGGGTAACATTGATCAAGATAAATTGTCTAATATTTACAATAATAAAAATTTTCAAAGATTACGGCAGGGATTATTAACTGGCAAACACCCAAAAGAATGCCAACACTGTTGGGTTAAAGAAAAAAATGGTATAAAATCACACAGATTACATTACAACGAACTGTATCAAATGCCAACACCAAGTGTTACCGAACTTGTTGATCAAGATAAACTAATATCACTTGATATACGTATTAACAAAATATGCAATCTCAAATGCAGATCTTGTGGCCCACACCTCAGTAGCGCCATTGCACAAGAAGTTCAAGGAATATACAATGTCGACTGGCCTGCTCTAAATAGCCGTCAACGAAAAACAGTAATGTCAGAATTATTGTTATTGTTACCTAATTTAGAACATATCTATTTTGCAGGCGGAGAACCATTGTTAGCCCCTGAACACTTTGACATAATCAATGAGCTGGTGCAAATTAAAAATACCGATCTCAGTGTAGTTTACAATACGAATTTTATGCAACTTGATTTTCGAGGAAGCAATTTTACTAGTATATGGAAAAAGTTTTCTGATATCACCATTGGCGCCAGTTTAGATGCTCACGGAACAATTGCAGAATATCTACGACACGGAACAGTTTGGTCTACAATTGAATCAAATTTGATTCGTGTACAACACGAATCTCCTCATGTAAACTTTAAAGTTACTTCCACTGTGGGATTTTTAAACATTGAAAGTCTAATAGAACTACAACGTAATTGGACAGAGCGTAATTTAATTTCTATTAATCAATTTTCAATAGCTCAACAAATATTTGAAGGTTTTTTTTCTGTGCAGGTTGTTCCATCCCATCATAAAAAAAGACTAGAAGCAATTATAAAAAATCATATAACATGGTTGAATTCACAAGATGCCAATCTTCTAATAAAAGAATGGCAAAACGTTATTGATTATATGTGGCTAGAAGACCGTTCTCATTTACTTGTAGAATTTCAACGTACCATGCTTAATCAAGATCGTTATCGAGGCGAGTCTTTCCATACTGTATTACCACAATTTGCAGATCTTATACCACTGGTTGATTAATATCAAAATAAAGTTTATAATGTACATATGATCCAAATTAAAAATCTCACTGTTAAAAACTTTATGAGTGTGGGCAACGCCACACAAGGCATTGACTTTGACCGTCAAGATCTTACATTAGTGCTGGGCGAAAACTTGGATCTGGGTGGCGACGGCAGTCGCAATGGCACAGGCAAGACCACAATTATCAATGCACTGAGTTATGCCATGTACGGACAGGCATTGAGCAACATTCGCAAGGACAATCTAGTAAACAAAACCAATGGCAAGGGCATGTTGGTCAGTCTTGACTTTGCTGTGAATGGTAAAACATACAAGATTGAACGTGGACGCAAACCCAATGTGTTGCGTTTCTATGTAGACAGCGAACAACAAACTGCCACAGATGATGCACAAGGCGACAGCCGCGAAACACAAGACGCCATTGAATCAGTGTTTGGCATGAGTCATGACATGTTCAAGCACATCTTGGCATTAAACACATATACTGAGCCGTTCTTGAGTTTGAAGGCCAACGATCAACGCACCATAATTGAGCAGTTGTTGGGCATCACCATGTTGAGTGAACGTGCTGACCGCATCAAAGAACTCAACCGTGGTACCAAGGATGCCATCACACAAGAAGAATTTAGAATACGTGCTGTGCAAGAAGCCAACAAACGCATTGAAGAACAGATTGAAAGTTTGAAGCGCAGACATGTCATGTGGACCACCAAGCATGCAGAAGACCTTGGCCGACTACACGCCGCACTGCAATCTTTACAGAACATTGACATTGATGCAGAAATTGCCGCACACAAACAACATTCGGCCTGGGATCAACGCCGTCGTGACATCAATGACCTGGCCACACAAATCAGCAGAACCAAACTGGATATCCAGCGTGAAGAAAAGACCATTGCCAAACTTGTGAAAGAGATTGAAAGTTTAGAAGCACACACATGCCACACTTGTGGACAGGAATTTCATGACGTCAAACACACCAAGGTGCTGGCAGATAAAAAACGCGAGTTAGCAGATGCTGATACCAACTCAGTAGCACACACAGCCGTGTTGGCCGAACTGCAAACAGCACACACTGACCTGGGTGTGCTGGGCAAACCTCCCACCATGTTCTATGACAACGAAGATGATGCGTTCAAACATCGCAGTACCTTAGAGTCATTGCAACAACAGATTCAAAGCAAACAAGCAGAAACAGATCCCTACACTGATCAAATCTCAGACATGGAGAATCAAGCCCTGCAAACTGTCACCTATGATCATTTGAACGAACTCATTAGAGTACAAGAACATCAAGAGTTTTTGTTGAAGTTGCTCACAAGCAAAGATAGTTTTGTTCGCAAGAAAATTATTGATCAGAACTTGAGTTATTTGAATGCAAGGCTAACATGGTACTTGGATAGAATTGGATTGCCACACACTGTGAAGTTCCAAAACGATTTGAGTGTAAGCATTGAAGAATTAGGCCGTGAACTGGACTTTGATAACTTGAGTCGTGGCGAGCGCAATAGGTTGATACTAAGTATGAGTTGGGCATTTCGTGACGTGTGGGAAAGTTTGTACAGCCCTATCAACATCTTGTTCATTGACGAGATGATTGATTCGGGGCTAGATACACAAGGCGTAGAAGCCAGTTTGGCGCTGTTGAAGAAGATGACTCGTGAACGCCACAAGAGTATTTGGCTAGTGAGTCATAGAGACGAACTTGCCGGACGTGTAGAGAACATACTCAAGGTAGTTAAAGAAAACGGATTTACCAGTTACAACACGGATGTAGATATCGCTTAAAAACTATGGTCCATGCAATAATTTTAACAGTACCACGAAAAGCAGCAGTACGACCTGCGGCGGCTCCTGCTATCATTAAACAATTATTCAATCAACACAATGTGACCAGCAAATGCTTAGATATAAATTTAGATTACTTCACAAGATTTCAACAACAATGTGATCCTGTGCTGTGGAATGAAATTGATGAGTACTTGTTTATCAAAAACAAACAACTCAGTGCATCTGCTCAAATAGAATTTGATCGGCTCATTCAACACTGGATTGAATTGATTTCTGCATATCAGCCCAAACAACTATTGATCAGCGTGTTCAGTTGGCAAGCACAACGTTTTACTGAAAAGTTTTTAGAAAAATTTAGAATCCAATTTACATGTGAAGTTATCATAGGCGGTCAAGGACTCATACGTGAAGAAAATGGAAGTTTTGCAGATCGTCCAACTTTTGCACATTACCTCAAGCAACTCGGCTTGATTGATCATTGGATACGCGGCGAGGCTGAAACTACTATACCAGCAATCATACAAGGCAACTACAATGCGGCCGGAATAGACACTGATTTTTTTGCTGAACGTAGCAACATTGCTGACCAACCTGTGATGGATTTTAGTGACTTTGATATAAGGTCATACAAGAATGGCAGTAAACACGGTGTACTGCCAATAGAAAGTTCCAGAGGCTGCATTAGAAAATGTGTGTTTTGTGATATTCCTACTATACATGGCGGGTTCCGAGTTAAATCAGGATCGCAATTGGCCAACGAGATGATTCATTACTATGAACAATACGGTGTGAGAGATTTCTTCTTTCACGATGCATTGTGCAATGGTAGTATGAAAGATTTTCGACAATTTAACCGAACATTGATAGACTATTATGAATCTCACCATCTTCCTGATAGACATTTTGCCTACAGCAGTCATGCCATTGTGCGCAAGCCTGGTGCCATGCGACCCGTAGATTTTGAACACATGTCACGAGCGGGTGCAGAAACCATGGTGTTGGGTATTGAAAGTGGCAGTGATCGAGTGCTAGCCGACATGCGCAAAGATTTTACCATGGACGATCTTGACTACAACATGGCGCAATACAGCAAAAACAAAATGCAGGTTTATTTTTTAATGATCACTGGCTTTCCCACAGAGACCGAACAAGACCATCAGGCATCGTTGGATCTGCTGACCAAGTATCAACGATTTGTAGCAGACGGTACCATCATTGGTGTAAATTTAGGCACCACGCTGACCATAGAGCAAGGCACACCCATGTTTGATCATCCAGAAACTTTGAACATAATTGGCATTAACAATCAGCGTCCGCAAGGGGCAAATTGGATATGTGAGACCAATACTGAGTTAACTTATAAAAAACGCATCATGCGTAGAATACAAATACAAGAACATTGTGAACAGTTGGGATACACATTTTGGAAAGGCGATGATCAACTCAAAACGCTGATGGACAAGTATCAAGAACGCTTGGCTAGAATTCAGGAGTTGGTACATTGAAAATTCAACTGAACTTTGCAGTAGAACGAAGACTAGGGGATCCATTGATCAAGGTTACCATTGACGACTACATGTTGTTGTATGATGACGTTGCACAGGACAGTTTAGAATTTGATGTGCCGCTAGACGACGGCAATCACGAATTAAAAATCACACACCATGGCAAAACTGTGCATGATCATGTGTTAAACTCAGATGGCAACATTGCTATAGACAAACACGTAGAAATAGTTGGAATACATTTAGACGATACCCCGTTGACTGGTGAATTGTGGTTGGGGAAATTTTTTCCTGTGTACATGCACAAAGCCGACAACGAACCGTATTCAATATGTCCCAATTTGTATTTGGGGCACAATGGCACGTGGGTATTGGAGTTTGCAACCCCTGCATTGAAATGGTTGATTGACATTAGGCGACCAGGACCACAATTAGGCAATACTATTTTTAAAACTAATCATCAGGTGCTTCAAGAAATCAAAACTGTGTTTGAGAATTTACCTGATGTTTGATTATCAAAGTGTTTGTGAATATCAGCTTGAAATTACAACCTACTGTAATGCTGCCTGTCCTCAATGCCCTCGCAACAACTTGGGAACAGGTATCAATCCTTACATGCCACTCATACACTTGTCACGTGCAACTATTGATCAAGCGTTTGATAGTAAATTGTGTCAACGACTACGACAAGTGTTTTTTTGCGGCAGTTATGGTGATCCCATAATGCATCCAGACTTTTTAGATATCTTGCGTGACTTTAGACGCAAGAGTCCCACATTGTGGTTGTACATACACACCAATGGTGGAGTGCATGATCCCGAGTACTGGACAGAGATGGCCCGCATCATAAATGGCCATGGACAGATAGACTTTGGCATAGACGGCTTGGCAGACACTTTACATCTGTACAGAAAGAATGTAAAATACAACAGTGTTATTGCTAATGCTCAAGCATTTATCAACGCAGGTGGACGAGCACAATGGAACTTTATTGTGTTCAAACATAATGAATATCAAATTGACTTGGTCAAACAGTACGGCAAGGCTATGGGGTTCCACAATGTGTTGATACGCAAGACTGGTAGATTTTTAAATCATGCCACAATGACTGAAATGGATTCATGGCCAGTTGCCAATGCAGATCATGTGTTGGAACCACCGCGGCAAGAGCAGTATAGAAATCGCAGTATGCAATACCTACCCGAGCTTAAAAAACAATACATCAACATTAAAGAATATTTTGATACCACACCCATACAGTGCGATGCCTTGAAGGGCAACAAAGTGGCAATCAATGCCGAAGGCACAGTATTGCCTTGTAATTTTTTCAATCACAACTTGTATGATGCAAGATTTAGCGATGGCACCTTACCTGGTGCAAACCCACTGAGCACAGTGGATGGTAAAAATCAAGTTCGTGAATTTTTAGAACGTTATGGACTAGATAATTTGAATATACATCACAAGACATTACCGGAAATATTTGCCAATGATTTTTGGCAGGACCTCGTAGCATCGTTCAACAACAGCAACAGACTGTTTGAATGTGCAATGACCTGTGGTAAAAAGTTTACAAAAGTATGGGATCAATCAAAATGAAAATGTTAGTAACAGGTGGCAATCGAGGACTAGGCAAACACTTAGTGGATGTGTTTGGTGCAGACAGCGCCAGTCGCACCAATGGGTTCGATATTAACCACAATACACATGAGCTTGCTGTGTTAAGTTTGGAATATGATGTGTTTGTAAACAATGCATTTGATGGCCCTCCCCAGGAATTGTGGGCCAACTTTGGGCAATCACAGTTGTATTTTGCTGTGTACGATGCATGGCGAACTGCTGGTAAAACAGGTTGGATTTTCAACATCGGCAGCACAGGAGAAAAACACCTTGTGGCACCCGAACCCAGATTTGAAACATATCGTGTGGCCAAGGCAGCATTGAGTCATGCTAGTCGCCAAGGCACACAGGCATTCAAACAAAATTTAGTGCAGTTCAGAACCACACTGATCACTCCTGATCGACTGGACACAGAATTGAGCCGCAGTCGCCCTACATGGACAGGCAACGGTATAGCATTGACAGACGTCAGCAATTTTATAAGATACGTTACCACAGTATCCCCAAACACTGTGATAGAAGAGGCAACTTTCTACGTGAACTTTGAACACAAGGCATAACTATAGCACGAAAGGCAATTCCCCGAAACTCACATGACCTGGCAATATCAAGACACCCCAGTTGAGACTTTACCCGAAGAATGTGTGGGATTTGTTTATCAGATCACAAATAATCTATCTGGACGCAAGTACATAGGCAAAAAATTAGCAAAATTTTCAAAAACAACGTACAAAACTGTAAAACAAAAGAACGGCATCAAGAAGCGGAAGAAGATACGCACCAAGATCGATTCAGATTGGCGTGAGTACTACGGGTCAAGCCCAGAATTAACCGCAGACGTAATCACACTAGGCACCGAAAACTTCTCCAGAGAAATACTTTACTATTGCAAAAGCAAGAGTGAGTGCAGTTACATTGAGGCACGAGAGCAATTTGCAAGACGAGTATTGGAATCAACAGATTATTACAACGGCCATATACAAGTACGTGTACATGGCTCACACATCAAAGATAAAATTTAATCACGACTCTGTGTTGGATGCATGATCCAACCCCATTGAGGAACGGTGCGATACCCGGTCCGGACTTGGGCGTCAAAGAACAGCTACTAACTTAAGGCAGCAAACGATTCGGGCAATGTGAAAAAGATACAACCCGTGCTTATAGGACTTGGATCTATTTCGGGTCACTAGGGTTCCGTTGACATGTGAAGCTAGAGTAGGGGGTACCGGTCAACCGCCTCCGTGTTGGAAACAACAATCTCTTTAAAATAGATGACTGCGGTCACTCAGATGATGCCGTCAATTCACCGTGCATACGGTGAATTATGACCACAGTATCTAGATGATACTTAGAAGACAATCAGTTGATGAACGAAGTGAAATCAACAGATGTACGCAGTACATCTTTAATTGTCTAAGTTGGTATCTGGCCAATCTCTAAACAATGCATGTTGAATGTTTCCACTCACAAACTGATTGAAACTTTTGTGTTTTGTTTCAAGATCGCCTTTGAGTGGGGCAACACGTTTGAATGCACTATCCATTTGTCCCATGTCTTGGAACTCCATGATGATCATCCATTCAGGCATGTCAGCAATGCTACGGAATCCCATCTTGCAACGTGTGATTCTATAGGTTTCCATTTTGCCCTCAACGATCAAATGATCAAAGAAACTTTTCATTCCATTGACCCAATCAAGGTCTGAGATGTCACCTTCTTTGTCTGCCCAAATTGTATATAAATCCATGTTTACTCCAGTGGTCCTAGTATTTCAAATCCGTCTATTTCTGATTTGTATAAATGTGCTTGTTCAAGATACAGGTATTTGAACCCCCGTGCTTTGTATATGGCACATTCTGTTTTCATTGTTTCTATACCCATGCGCAGTTTGGGATTGTGATAAGTCCATGCAAATTGATCGCACAAGGCATTGTGTTCGTCGTAGCGTCGGATAAGTGAAAACGCTACTAACTTGGCTTTGTCATAATATCCAATCACATCAGTCATGGGGTCAGTGTATTTGCTGTCAAATATAGGCATCACTGACGCAAACTTTTTGTGAACGCAGTAATCACGATAGATGGCATTCAGCGCAGGTATGTCTGGATCAGTCATGTACATCCATTCTATACCAATGCTATAGTTGGTTTTGCTCAAATCTATTCTTGCAAACTGATAACCGCTCATCTGGGATCCTGTCTATGATTGAACAATCCAGTCAAGTATTCTTCTGGCCAGGTGTGATAAAAGCCTTTTGTGCCCATTTGTTTAGCGGCTGTGTTTAGCTTGCTGAGACTTTGCACCAACACCAGAGCATACTTGCCTTGATTCATTATGACCCCGTTGACATCTTCTACACTGTCAGGATGATCTTCCAAGGCAAGTATGTCACGTGTCAACAAAAACTCTGTGTTTGCTGATTCAATTGAGGAGTGAAAGCGAGCATAAGGCCACTCCGCAGGATCATAAGCATACACGATAACTTCATATGCACCCATGCCCCATCTTGATCTGTTGCGTAGATCAAAGTAAGGATCAACACCGGTCAACACTTGTATGGTCTTATTCAATCTGGCTTGTCGTGCAAACGGACATGGAGGCCACCCTCCCAGAGCAGGATGCGGAACTTCTACAAAGTTCTCACTCCAGGTTAATATATCAGCAGTGACAGTTTCAATATCCATTTAAAAATACGGTAAGTTAGATTTCTTTGTGGTCTCAATATTTTCTTTGGCAAGTTCGCTGATTAGTTTTCGTTCTGCGGCGCTCATTTGCATGACATCATTATAACTGGCGCCTCCGCGCATGTACCAAGACAATCTAAGACTTTCTGCCCTGATTTGTCCAGCCTCCTGATCTAAGCGGTCTACATATGAACTGATTTGCTCAGGAGAAGAGACTAGGAGGCGGATGCGAAAAAATTTGCAATGTCCAAGTCTAGTGCTTGTTCATACTCGTGATCACACTCGGTGCATTTGATTTTCAATGGCGGTATATCACTTTGTTGTCTTAGAGACACCACATGTTCTCGTATTTGATTGTAGATCTTGCTTTCACAATTTCTTAAAAATTCTTCAATCTGTACCGAGTCGGACACCGCAGCACTGGGAGTTTTGATAATTGCAATGCTTTGGCATATGATGTTTATAGTTAGATCAGTAATGATTTTCAATGCCTGAGTCAGTCGACTCATTTTTTCTTCTTCAGGCAACTCTGAAGTTGGCAGCGTAGACAAAATCTTTTGTTGCTCAAATTGTGCAATACTACTTTGATTTTGTTGTTCGTACGTGACTGGTTTAAACACAATTTCTAAGTCGCCATAGTTGACAGTTTCGGCAAAATTTGGAACTCGAAGTTGATCTAACACTGTACGTAGATCCAGCGCATATTCTTCTTCATGGCTGCATGACGGACACACAGTATTTAATCCCATTTCGTGTCCTTGGCTGGCAATGCGTATGGCTATCAACAATGGGCTGAGATCAATATTGGGCACATGCCAGGCATTTTTGATAGCAGGCACACAACTCTGTATCACAGTGATCACTGCTTGTCCGTTGAACAAGGCATCTGGTGTGCGATATGTTATTTCATCAATGGCAGTCATGGGATATATCGGTAACTCTCCATTGGCGGGCAAGTCCAACGAGGCTGCTGGCCAATATCGTCCAGCACTGGGCAATTTTAGATAGATTGCAGGTTGTCTAAAAAATTGTCGTAACGGATTGGAGGTTTGGGTCATTTTGATACCTATAAATATAGTTCTACTTATAGGTACAACACCATGACGCCAGAAGAAAATCTCGCAAGGATCACAGAAGAAGTAAACGAACAGATGCGCCGGTTTGGGTATATTTTGCCTGAAACCAGTCAACGACTGTTAGAAGCACAAACTGGTATACAAAACTTTGGATTTAAAGTTCAGATGGCCACCAGCGTCATGGGCAATCTGGCTGATGCTGTGGGCGACTATACCAAGGCCATGTATCGTGGCGAACAGGGCGCCGCAGTATTCAACAATTCAATGAGCAAAATGACCGATGCAGTGTCAACGCTTGCTGTTGGACTGAGTCTGTTGATGCCTGGTGGTCCTGTAGTAAAAGCAGTGACCGCTGGATTGACTGCATTGGGTGTGTATGCTTTAAAAACTGCTGAGGATTTGGCCGCAACTTCAAAAGAGCAAGCAGACACCATGTATTCGGCATTCAGCCAATTGGCCGAAAGTGGTGCTGTGGGTGCAGACGGCATTGAGGGACTGTTCAACGACATACAAAAACTGGGATTGAATGTTACCCAACTTGACAAATATTTGTCAATGGCCGGACAAAATGCTGATGCCATGGCTATGATGGGCGGTACGGTGCTCAAAGGGCGTCAACAATTTGCTGAACTTGGCCGCAGTATGGCTGGTTACAACGAGTCATTTCGCAAACTGGGACTGGACCAAGACGCACAGGCCGAAGCCATATTAGAGTATGCCAAAATGCAAGCCAAAATCAGTCGAGGTACTATCACTGATTTCAGCCAGTTGGGCAAAAGTGCTTATGAATTGATACTACAACAAGATGCACTGACCAAAGTGACTGGACTCAGTCGCAAACAACAACAACAGGCCTTGCAAGAAGCACAAAGAAACGAAAAGTTTCTAGCAGCAGAAAACAAAATAAGACGCCAATTTGGTGAAGGTAGTGATACCATGAAGCAATTGGGGATGTTGACCACTCTTACAAAAGATCTAGGTGAAGACGTTTTCAAAGGTATGCAAGACATGATGAGTGGTGGCGCACCTACTCCTGAATCAAAAGCATTGTTGTCATTGGCTCCAGAAATGTTTCAATTGATACAACAATTAAAGTCTGGCAAATTTCAAGGAGATCAACAAGGGTTTGAAAAAGGATTTGATCAAGTGCTCAAAGGCATGGCTCGCAGTAGTAGAAGCCAAGAAGAACTGGCCATGTTTGGAAAATCCGTGGGCGGAATGTATTCATCATTGACCAAGGCTGAAACCATGTTGAATCGCGGTGGTCTTCAAGAAAATCTTGCTGCGGCCCGAGAAAATCAAGCAGCTCAAATTGGAGACAAAACTGGGCAAGTTGGAAAACAAGCAGAACTTCGTGCAGCCCAGAACGAAGTTATGTTGGCATCGCAGGCATTTATACAAACTGGATTGCCCGGTATATTAAGAGATGCTTCGATGGTTGTGCAAAAAGACATACTTGATTTAATGAAGAAGATTGGAGAAACTTTGGGAGAAGGTGTTGTTGTGGGTCGCCAATCTAGTAGATTTGGTCCAAGAAGCGTTGGTGTGATGGACAACTTGCCCGAAAATGCTAGCCAACGTCTGGATCGGAGATTTATACGTACCAATCCTGACGGGAGTGAGAGTAGAACTGGTCCTGTTGGTCCAAACAATCCTAGAGTTGACAATCGACAACTGCCACCTTGGAGTGAACAAAATCCCCTGCCGGTAGTAATCCAGCCACCAGTGCCGCCTATAGTTATTCCTGATCAAACTCCGCCCCCACCACGCCGGCCCGGCATGAACGACCCATTATTCCCACCTCCACGCAACCAAAGAGCACATGGCACGTCAGGTGAAATTGGATCGCTGTTTGAGCCCAAGGACATCATTGCACAGTTACACAAGGGTGAACGTGTGCTCAACAAAGATGAAAACACTGATTTGACCAAGTTGTTCAACATGGTCAGTGGTGAAAAGTCACAAAAGAAAATGATGGATGCTCAAGGCGAAATGCTCAAGGTAATTGACAGCATTACCAATGGAATGAAACTCACGTCTAAGTCAGGGGGCAATAAAGATTTTTCTGCAGCCTATGCAGATATGTCTTCGGACATGCCAAGCACTGATACTGTGCAAAAAACAATGATTGATCTCCAAGGACAAATGCTCCAGAAAATGGAAAACTTTGCCATGCCCACATCGGCAGACAGTCAGGCAGCATTGTTGGGCGACATGCCCAAATTAGACATCAACAAAGAAACAGTAGAACAACTTGGGCAGAATATAAAAGACAGCATGGGTGAAGAATTCAAGTCAGCGGTGTCCGGTATCAACCGACTGGCAGAACAAATGCAAAGCCAGGGCAATGCAGGACTGCAACAACAAATGGTAGGATTGTTAGAAGAAATGCGCCGCAGCATGCAGGTCACTGCCAAAGCCAGTGGGCGATTAGCACAGGTAGCCAGCAACTGACAATAAATAATAGACTATGGCAGAACCCAAACAACCCGGCTGGCGCAAGTATTTCAAAGTAGCAGACACCACAGGTGTCATGAGCCCTATCTCAGGCAGGAATCAATATGGACTTCCTGGCTACAACAAAAATGATGGATCAGACACAGGTATGCCTGCAGACTTTATCTTCCGCAACTATGCGTCAAGATTGCCCGAAGTCTACTCCGGACACCCCAATCGTATCGAACGCTACAATCAGTACGAGAACATGGACATGGACTCAGAGATCAATGCATGCTTAGACATCATTGCTGAGTTCTCCACACAAATGAACGAACAAAACGGTACACCGTTTGAAGTTGATTATCGTGAAAAACCCACAGACAACGAAGTGTCAATCATCAAGAAACAGTTGCAACAGTGGATCAAGCTGAACAAGTTAGACCAGCGTATATTCAAACTGTTCCGCAACACCATCAAGTATGGCGATCAATTGTTTGTGCGCGACCCAGAAACATTTGAAATGATGTGGGTGGACATGAGCAAGGTGGCCCGTGTGATTGTGAACGAATCAGAAGGCAAACGTCCTGAACAGTATGTGATTCGTGACATCAATCCCAATTTCCAAAACATGACTGTGGCAGCCAAGACCACCACAGACTACATGACCAATCCTGTGACAGGCACAATATCAGGCAACGCCAACTACACCATGCCCAACGGCGGCACAGGTGGTGGCGTGGGCAACAGCAGATTTATGACTGCCATGAATGAAGTTTGCTTGGATGCCAAACACGTGGTACACATCAGCCTGAACGAAGGCCTGGATGTTTTCTGGCCATTTGGGCGTAGCATACTAGAACAGATCTACAAGGTATTCAAACAAAAAGAACTGCTGGAAGATGCTGTGTTGATCTATCGTGTGAGCCGTGCTCCAGAACGCAGAATCTTCAAAATTGATGTGGGCAACATGCCATCACACCTGGCCATGGCGTTTGTGGAACGTGTGAAAAACGAAATGCATCAGCGTCGAATTCCCACCATGACTGGCGGTGGCAACAACATGATGGATGCGTCATACAACCCACTTTCGATAAACGAAGATTATTTCTTTCCCCAAGGTGCAGATGGTCGTGGATCTAGCGTAGACACACTGCAAGGCGGACAGAACCTGGGCGAAATTGATGATTTGAAATATTTCAACAACAAAATGGCCCGTGGCCTGCGTGTGCCCAGCAGTTATTTGCCCACTGGACCAGACGATTCAGACCGTGCAATGACCGACGGCAAAGTAGGCACAGCCTTGATTCAAGAGTACAGATTCAACCAGTATTGCGAACGTTTGCAAGCATTGATTGTGCAGAAATTAGACGACGAATTCAAGATGTTTATGAAATGGCGTGGGTTTAACATAGACTCCAGCCTGTTTAATTTGAAGTTTAATGCACCTCAAAACTTTGCAAGTTATCGTCAAAGTGAACTGGATACCACACGTATTGGTGCATTTACACAGTTGGAAGCATTGCCTTACATGAGCAAGCGTTTCTTGTTGCAACGTTTCTTGGGACTGACTGAAGAAGAAATTGCAGAAAATGAAGAAATGTGGCGTGAAGAACGTGACGAGCCTGAGTTAGAAACCAACGCAGGGCAAGACATGCGTAGCATTGGCATTACCCCGGGTGCTCTAGAATCAGACATTGAAACTGGCGAAGACGTTGCTGGTATGGCTGCCAACGGTGCTGGTGCACCTGCAGGCGCTGGTCCTGTTCCCGTGGTTCCTGGTGGTGCTGTACCTGCTGGCGGAGCCGCTCCTGGCCCAGGTGCAGTATAAATAAAATCATGCTGTTAAACGAATTTTTTCGCAAAGACCCAGAAGCGTTTCAAGACTTGTCGCAAGACAACAGTCAGCCGCAAGAGAGTGATTTGCGTAAAACTCGTCTCACACTGCGTCAGTTAAACAAACTGCGCAAAATGAATGATGTAAGAACTTATGAGTTCAAGGAAAAACTCAAACTAGTAAGAAAACAATACGCACCTCCTCCTGCCGCCCCGGCGATGTAATAAATTTTACATTTATACGCCTTTTCGCCCCTTAAACCACGTGTTTTTCTCCTTGTGTGTAAATAACAGCACACTTTACCTATAGGAGTTTCCCCATATGAACCGTTTTGAACAATTGATTGAATATGTAATCAATGACGAAGAGGCGAAAGCCCGCGAATTATTCCACGACATTGTTGTGGAAAAAAGCCGTCAGATCTATGAAAATATCATGGCTGAAGAAGCAGATGAAGAACTAGATGAAGCTGCCGACGAAGACCTTGATGAAGGCACAATGGGCGGTGACGCTGCTGACGACCTAATCGACGACGTGGAAATGGAAGAAGAATCTGACATGAACATGGAAGCCGAAGGCGACGAAGAAGAATTTAGCATGTCTGCTGACGACGATGGCGAAGAAGCAGAATTTAGCATGGGCGACGAAGGCGGCATGGGCGGTGACGAACCTGCTTCCAAAGACGACATCATGAATTTAGAAGACAAACTGGACCAGTTGATGGCCGAGTTTGAAGACCTCATGGGCGGTGATGACATGGGTGGCGGTGATGACATGGGCGACGGCGACGGTTTTGGTCCTGACGAAGGCGGCGACGCTATTGAGATGGACGACACTGACGAAATGGAACCAGGCATGATGGAAGCTGTGAGTCTTAAAGCAGTCCCAAAGCCAGCTACCAGTGAAGAAGGCAGCGTAAACAAGAAGTCTACCTATGCAGCCAACAGCGGACAAGCCGGCATGGCCAGCCGTCCAGTACACACTGGTGCAGCCGAAGGTGGACGTCATGACGCATCTGGCGCTTACAGCAACAACACAAAAGACCTAATTGGCAAAGTTGGCAACACACCTGCACAAGGCACACAAAAGCCTTCAGCAGCACCAAAGCCTAAAATGGGCGCCGGCAGCGAAGGTCAAAACAACAAGAGCCCACTTCCTACAGGACGTAAGGGTTAATTAAATGTCATCTAGATACCTTAGAGAAGATTTAACTTTTAGCCAGGCCAATATCCAAGTCTTAGAAGAGTCGGATATGAATGGCAAAAAGAATCTCTACCTCAAAGGCATTTGCATTGAAGGCGACAAGCGCAATGCAAATGAACGTATCTATCCTAAACACGAAATTATCAAGGCAGTAGAAACCATCAACGAACAGATCCACAACGGTAACTCCGTTTTAGGTGAAGTGGACCATCCAGATGATCTAAAAATCAACTTAGATCGTGTGTGTCACACAGTTGAAGGCATGTGGATGGACGGGCATGCCGGTTGCGGTAAGTTGAAGATATTGCCAACTCCCATGGGAGAATTGATCAAAACGCTGATCACGTCAGGTGTAAAACTTGGCGTCAGCAGTCGTGGCAGCGGTAACGTAGACGACAGAACAGGACATGTAAGTGACTTTGAAATTGTCACTATAGATGTGGTTGCACAACCCAGCGCACCCAATGCTTACCCAACAGCAATTTATGAAGGTCTCATGAACATGAAGCACGGTCATAAACTGATGGAGATGGCTCGGGAATCTGGTGAAGGCGACAAAGTACAGAGATACCTAAAGAATGAAGTTAAAAGACTCATTCGGGATCTCAAAATCTAAGGAGAACCAGGCATGTTTGATGCAATTAAACCCTTGCTTGATAGTGGCCTAATTAACGAAGACGTTAGTCAAGAACTCAACGAAGCTTGGGAATCAAAACTAAACGAAGCCCGTGAACAGGTGCGTAGTGAACTCAGAGAAGAGTTTGCACAACGCTATGAGCATGACAAGACAGTAATGGTAGAAGCCCTAGACAAGATGGTAACAGAAGGTTTGGCCGCAGAAATTGCGCAAGTGGCTGCTGAGAAGCAGGCACTTACGGAAGATCGCGTCAAGTTCCAACACAAGATGAAAGAATCAGCACAGAAGTTCAACGGCTTCATGGTTTCTAAACTTGCAGAAGAAATTGGCGAATTGCGCAAAGACCGCAAAATGCACACTGAAGGAGTTGCAAAACTCGAAAACTTTGTGGTGCAAGCATTGGCACGTGAAATCACAGAATTCGCCAAAGACAAACGCGATGTCGTAGAGACAAAGGTACGTCTGGTACGTGAAGCACGTGGCAAACTTGAACAGTTGAAGAGCCGTTTCGTAAAAGAATCTGCTCACAAAATGAGTCAAGCTGTTAGTCGTCATCTCAAGGCTGAGTTGAATCAGTTACAAGAAGACATCCAAGTTGCTCGTGAGAACAATTTTGGTCGTCGTATTTTTGAAGCGTATGCGTCAGAGTTCGGAGCCACTCATTTGAATGAGAAGGCAGAAGTCCGTAAACTGTATGATATTATTGCTGAGAAAGATCAGAAATTGCGTAAAGCAATCGACATCACCCGTACTGCAAAGACCGTGGTGGAGTCAAAAGAACGTGAACTGCGTATGATCAAAGAATCCAATGAGCGTGAAAGCACAATGGATGAATTGCTACGTCCCTTAAACCGGGAAAAGCAAGAAGTCATGCGTAATTTACTCGAAAGCGTTCAAACACCCCGTTTGAAAAACGCTTTTGAAAAGTATCTACCAGCAGTGTTGGAAGATAGATCTGCAAAAGCCCGTAAAGTAATTGCAGAATCTGTCACCTCAGTAACTGGTGATAAAACTACTGTTCCCAGTGTGTCGGAAGATCGCAGCAACGTGATTGACCTCAAGCGCCTGGCAGGTCTTTAATCTTAAC